AAAATCGCCTTCTTCGGCTGATTTCAGAGGGTGGCAACGACGTGAAAATGCCGATGGGACGTTTGAAATAAGCGGATATGTCGATTCGCAAAACAGTTTCGGAGCTATGTTGCGTGCGCAATTTAGCTGCTCCGTCAATGCAAGCGGAAATCAGGCGAAAATTACTTATTTCCGCTGAAAAACAAAATAGAAACAAGAAAGTGAGTGCAACTATGCCAAGCCCCGATTTTCGGGGCTTTTGTTTTAATGGGGTTTTAAATCATTGAAGTAAAAAGAAAGGCCGTCTGAAATGTTTGATACGCAACGTGTGCCGGTAAAGGTTTACCGCTGGGATGACGAGGGTGCGCCGCAGGTTGAATCGGCGGCAGGCAGCATTAAAACGATTTTAAAAGCCTGCCTGGTTACCGGTTACGGCGAAGGTAATAAACGCAAGGACGGGCTGGGCTGGGAAATGGCGTTTGAAAAGGCGCAAGAAGCCTGCTTCCGCAGTACGCACCCGAAGGCGACAAAGTGGTGGCTGGGGGTGGATGATACGAAGTATTTGGCAGGCGGCGACAGATATAGTCGTTATACCGATGTCTGTGGGATTTTAGAGCCGACATCGGCTACGGCAGGTAAGGCGGTTCAATCAGTTTGGCGTAGTAATAGTAGGATTCTGTTTTCTCATCACTATTATTCTGAAGATAACGTCAAATTGAAATGGGTTTTAATAGGTCATGCGCGCGCCTTCGCCCTTGTTTTGTTGACTCCGGGCAATTTGGCGGCCAGCCCTGTACTTTATTTTGGAGAGTTTCCAAGCCTGGCGCTGGCGGATGAGCATCAAAACCTATTGGGGGTGGGGGCGAACGGATCAGAAAAATATTTTAATTTAAGTTCTTCCTACAGTGGATTTTATTGTGTGGCTATGCGCGATTACAAAGGGGATGCGCTAAATGATTTTTATTGCGGTTCGAATACGGCTGAATCCTCTACCAGCTATCCAAGTCCCATCAGTGGCGGCTTTACAGCTTCCGACCTGTATCTTTTTGAGGGGGTTAAGGGGAGATATGCGATTCGCGGCTTGGTTCCGGGTTTAATGCGCACCAACGAAGAGATGCCGAGCAACAACGTTATCCCACAAGGGACTATTTACGATAATTTAGACAATTCCGGCGATGAATGGATGTATGTCAAATGTTTTGGTAATGGTGCCGGCCTGCTGATCAATCTCACGGCCTGGGAGCTGTAAGCCATGCCGAATTATGTGTTCCGCAGTCGTCTTGCCGTTAAGCGCGGCAAGTTGCGTAGCAAAATCGTCAACCGGATTGCGCGCAGCCGTGCTGTCAAATCGCCGCATTGGAAATACGGCGGCCACGGCTATATCGCCGGGGAAGGTACGGGCATTGTTACGGTGGGCGGCCAGCCGGCTTCGCGCCGTATTTACCTGTTTGCCCGGCCTAATATGTACTGCATCGCCGATACTTGGAGCGCGGAAGACGGCAGCTACCGCTTCGACCGGCTCAAGGAAGACGAGGAGTATTTGATGGTGGCGACGGATTATAAAAAACAATACGAGCCTGTTTCTTATGATTTTATTAAGCCTTATGTCGAGCGTGACGGCGGCGGTTGAGGCCGTCTGAAATGTCCGAAGACAAAATTTATGCTGATTCGGCACGTATCCATTTGCCTTTCGGCTTGGCGATTGGCTCCCGTCCGTCGTCCAGGCTCTTGCCGTTGGCTTTCAGACGGCCTTTACGCCATATTGAGGACGGCGGCGAGATTGTTCCCGATACGCCGCTTAAGCCTAATCCGTACCGCCCTCCGGATGGTTATACGACTGTTTCGGGGGCGTGGGGCTTTGTGCAGCAGGCGGTGTCAACGCAGGCGGTGTGCGCGGCCGGTCGTTATGATTTGGGCGACATGGCCGCCCAAGTGTCGGGGATAACGGCAGAAGCTGTCGGGGAGGCGGTTTGTTTTCAGACGGCCTTTTCGGATATGCCTGAGTTGGAAAGCTGCCTGCATGAAACGGTCGGCTTGTCTGACGGGGTTGTCGGGTGTATGCAGGCGGTGCAGGCCGGAATGGATGGTCTGGACGGCTGTCTGCATGATGCTTTCCCCGATGATTTGTTCTTAAGTGGCTGTAATGCGGATCGATCATCGGCAGGTCTTGGCGAGGCTTTAGCGGCATGTTCGGAGAGTGTGTTTTCCGATGACGCGCCGGTTGGAGATTGTTTGGTGTCGGAGGTGCGCGAGGCGGCGGTATTGGCACGCTGTGCGCATCCGCAGAGCCTGCCTGCTTTGGCTGTGCCTTGCGAGTATTATGAGATTCCGGTTGAGCCGGAGCCTGTGCCGGAAACTTATGTTTGCGGTATCCGCCCGCCTTCAAACCGTCTGCACCTGCGGTTTTACCGCAAAAAGATTGCACACGATGCGCGCCATATTCCGCTGCCGTTTGCCTGTTTTGATACGGTAAGCACTCCTGTTTTAGACGGATATATCATGCAAAATATTATTAAGGCTACGGTTGACGGCCAGCCGATCGGGCTGTTTTCTGCTTCCTTTACGACTGATACTGCCGGTTATTGCTGGCAAGGCAGTTTGACGGTTTCGCCCGATGATTTCGCCAAGATTAATCCTGATGTCCGCCCGAAGGGCCGGGAGGCCGAAATCGAGGTGCAAATCAATGCGGATACTTTTGTCATCATCGTGGAAGATTACAGCGACAACCGCCGCTTTGGGCAAAAGAGCTATACGGTAACCGGCCGCAGTGTTACCGCTCGTTTGGGCGCGGACTATGCGCCTAAAGGCCGTGGTACATACCGCAATCCGATTTATGCGCAACAAATCGCAACGGAGGTTTTACGCCCGACAGGTGTGGATTTGGACGGTTGGACGATGGTTGATTGGTTGATTCCGGGAGATGTGTATTCGTTGACCGATAAAACGCCGATTGCTGTTTTGCAAGAGCTGGCTCAAGCCGCCGGGGGATTTGTGGAGAGCGACCGCGCCCGACCTGTTGTCCGCTTTAAGCCCAAATGGAAAAAGGCTTCTTGGGAGGTTTCCGATGCGCCTGCCGATGTCAGTGTCCCTGTCAGCGTGATTTTCAGCATCAGCGGCCAGCGCAATGTATCGGAGCGTGCCAATGGGGTTTATGTTTGGCCGAGCCATAACAAGGGCAAAGGCGCGGATGTGTACCGCAACGGCAGCAACCGCGAGCCGCGTGCCTCCGCGCTGACCAATACGCTTTATACCGACCAGCCGGTCTTGCTTGCCGCCGGTATCGCCGCGTTAAGCGAGACTGGCGTTCATAAGCGCGAAACGGTGTCTTTGCCGGTATCGGATAAATACGCCGTTCCTATGGCGAATTTAGGCGAGATTTGGCAAATCAATGAGCCTACGGGGAGCTGGCAAGGCGTGGTGGTTGGTGTGTCGGTCGAAGTCAAAATCGAAAACGATGCGCCTGTCGTGACTCAAAATGTAACGATAGACCGCTATTTTGACGAGTGATTAAAGCTGGTTTAAAGATGCTTTAAAGGCCGTCTGAAAGCCATGTTCAGACGGCCTTTTATCTTTTTGTTGAGGATAACAAAATGACTAATCTGTATCAAAACCTGACGGCACTGCTCAAGCGCGAACAGCGCGGCATCGCCAAAATAACGGGCGATTTGGGCGGCGGCTCATGGGCGGCGCAAACGCAAAGTGGCGGCAATCTTGTTTTAAGCGGGCAAGCCGCTTTAAATCAGCGTGTGTTTTATGATGTCTTGAGCAACCGTATCCTTGGTCAGGCTCCCGATACTACTGTTTTAGAGCTGGGCGTATAAGGATAAGTGCAGTACAGCCATGCGTTGCTTTCGTATAACGTCTTAAAATAATTATTATTATTTTGAGGAGGTTTTATGCGAACTGAAGTGTTGGGTGTCGGTATTGGCGACATTTTAAAATTTGAAGCCACTGCCTTGACGCGTGTGAAGGTAAAAGTGTCTGAGGGTACGCGTGCCGGTGATTGGGTCAATTTCTCTTTGCGTGACAATAAATTAGTCGCGTTAACCGATGAGCAAGACGGATACGCTCTTGTTCAGCCGCACAACTGTATTATTGACCTGCGTTATTGCGCCAAGCCTGAAAATATTGCTGATACCTTGCAGCAAGGCGACCGATTCGGCATTCAATATATTGGTGCACCGGTCGAGCATGAGCGTCATACCGTTATGCCGTCCGGCCCTGTGGTTCCGCCTAAAGAAGCGGAACGCCCAGTGGCTCCTCCTTCCCCTCCTTCTGCATTGAAACGTAGCCTCAACTTCTTCGGCGACTCCACCAATGCGCGTATCGGCGGTTAGGCTGTGAGTGTTGCCGCCGCTGAAAATCTGCCGGTTGTAAACAACGCACAGGGTGGCAGCCTGGCTGCGTATGCCTTGATGTCGATGAACGGCAGCCCGGTGGAAGTTACTTTTAAAGTCGATACTATTCCGGCTAAAGCAAATGGCGTGATGGTTGATGGCGAGTTGGTTTACGGCGAAGGCGTTACGCCTTTCAGTATGCACTCTACCGTCGTTATTATTGGCGATGACATCGAAGCGGTCATGACCGGCCAAACCGCCAATATTAAAGTCATTCCGCGCGATAGCCAGGCTCACAGCGTTGTTCCGGGCAAAAAATATCCGGTACGCCTGAAAAATAGCGGCAGTGTCGATGGTATTTGCGTGTTGGCAACCGCAAAAAACGACATTAACGGCGCCAATGTCGGTAACTGGCAGACGGTTTTGGCGCGTATTGAAGGCTATATTGAAAAATGTATTCAACAAGTTCAGCCTAAAGAGTCTCCCCGTTATATTGTCCTGACTGTATGGGCTGATAATAAGCCGGGTTGGGCTAAAGAAAACCACCCATACCGACATCAGCTCAAGGATCAATTTAATAATTGGCTCAAGTTTAAATATGGCAATAATGTCTTTGATATTGAGAAATATATTTTATCTGATCAGATTTGGACGGATAGCGGCCTCACGCCAAATGAGGCGGATAAAAAAGCGCAAACGGACGGCGTAATGCCGTTGTCACTCTCACAAGACGGCGGTGCCCATCTGCTTCCGGCGGTTGAGGCTAAAGTCGCTGAACGTATCATCGCAAAAGCGAAAGAGTTGCGCTATTTGTAGGCAAATATAAATAAAAGGCCGTCTGAATAAGGCGGCCTTTGGGAGGATTTTAAATATAAGTGGGACGGCGACGTAACAGTGCGGCAACACTGTTACGCCAGCCAAGCAGAGCATGCCTGCATTGACTTCTAAGGCCGCC